TCCTGATACTCCAGAAGTACCGCCTGTGCCGTTAGTGCCATCTATACCGCTTGTACCTGAGGAGCCACCACTACCTGCTGTGCCATTTGTGCCATCTATACCAGATGTACCACCGCTGCCGGCTGTTCCGTTTGTGCCACTTGTTCCACCACTTCCTGCAGTACCGGATGAGCCTCCACTTCCAGATGTTCCTGAAGAGCCACCACTTCCTGATGTGCCACCACTTCCTGCAGTACCATCAGTACCGCTTGTGCCACCACTTCCTGATGTGCCACCACTTCCTGCAGTACCATCAGTACCGCTTGTGCCGCCACTACCTGCAGTTCCAGATGTGCCACCACTTCCTGCTGTTCCAGATGTGCCACCGCTACCTGCTGTTCCAGATGTGCCACCACTACCTGCTGTACCATCAGTGCCAGATGTTCCTGCTGTGCCACCACTACCTGCAGTGCCGCTTGAACCATTTGTGCCTGAGGTACCTGATGTTGCTGCATTGAATGATGTACCATTAAGGATTAAACTTCCTGTAATTGATAATGAGCCCGTAATACCACTACTGCCTGTAATGTATTGTGAGCCTGAGAATATGTTTGAACCGGTTGTTGCTAAACTTCCAGTCAGATTATTTATAGATTGTGTAAATTGATTAAGTTCAGATAAATCTACAGCTGATGCATTTACGTTAATTGTTGCTACACCCATTGCAAGGGATGCAGTTACAGTAGCACCTACAAAATTAAATGTATTTGCAGGTCCTAATATAGCTCCTTCTTCTGCTACGTTTACTGATGAACCTGATGTAAGGGTTGCTATACTTGCTGAGAATGATGCCGAATCTATATTATATCCACCTTCATCCACTAACGAATCAATCATATCAGTATTAAACTCTCTTAATTTGAGTGGAGTGATAAACTGAGTATTATTGTTAGGGAAGTTTGTTTGGTTTACATTCTCTAATTGCGTTTTATTAAGTTGTGGCATCTATTATATATTTATATTTTTATATATTAAAGATTTGTTCCTATATCAAAGCCTGTACTAAAACCTGTACTGAATGCACCTCTATTTGGAAATGAGCTTTGAGTCTGTCCAATTGTTTGGTTTATTAAGGCCCCCTCACAACATTCAATAGAGTATATATCACTATCCACACAAAGACAACCTCTCCTTCTATTACGGCCTGTTGCTTTACCCCTTGTTGGGCCAAAGTACACTCCACTATATTTTCTCATGTTTTGATTATAGGCTGGTGTTGGCATGTTATGGAGTTTTATAAATTAGACCTATTCCTTGTGCTCCCAAACTTTTATCGCAACATTTGATTGAATATGTATTTTTATTTCTACATAAACATCCCATCCTACTTCCCTTACGTGGAGAAGATAATCCCTGCGTTGGTTGTGGTTTTGGTTTGGGAGTTGCAATCGTCTTTACTCTCATAGGATTTCTTTATCTTTTAACAATTAAAATCAAAAAAGTAATAGATTAATGGTTTTGTATTTTTTTCAAAGCCTGTTTATGTAAAGTTTCTTCCAACTCTGCTTTATCTGCTTGATAACATAAAAACAACAGGCATTTCTCTAAAGGTTCTTTTGTTACCTCATTTATTTTAGTAATGTCTCCATTACTGAGTTGGATAATGGATGTATAGCTTTTCCACTTCTTAGCAAAATTGATTTGATGTTGTGAGGTATCTCCGTTGAATCCTTCTTCAAAGATTTCAGGATAGAGTTTTGCAAGTCTACTAACAAATCTTTGAAAAAAAAAACTGCTCCCCAATGCTTATCCATTCCTACTGAAAGGAATTTATCTCTATCTACTTTGCCTGAATAGGTTTGAATATCGTATAACGCACCTTGCTTCTTAATAACAGGCCTGTAAAGGATACTCATTATCTCTGCCCAATTTTCATTTATTTCTAATGTATTGTATTTTGAAATATCTAAGTAAGCCCCATAAGCCATTTGTGATAGATTAGGTTCAAATCCATATTCTACACCATCTATGTGGATGAATCTTTGAAGTGGTAAATCTACTTTGTTGAAGAATTCGTATATATCTTTCTTTATTGCTATGAATGTATCAATATCCAATTGTTGAAGGTATTCTATTGGGAAGCGGCATAAGTGATGAAACAGGCAAGCTACAATAGCATCTGGTTCATCCTTGTATGTTTCCATATCCTTTTTTAGATTTAGGAATTGTTGTAGTGTAACTGCTGACCAGTCCTTTGGTACAGTTATTGTTAATTGTTGTTTCATTTTTCTCCTTTAATATAATATGATTTTACACCAGACAAATAATCTCTACCTGTCTCTATTCTAACATTTTGGAATCCTATCTTATTGAAATCATTTACCAAATACTGCTCATTCTCTACTCTACAATTCATCCATTCTAAAGACCTTTCATAATATGATGCTGATTGGCCTAAATCCATAAAGTGTAACGAGCACAATCCACCTTCGTTTAGTGAATCATACATATCTTTCATAATTGAGTATCTTACATCGTAATTACTAATATGCTGAAATACTATATGTGACATTATGAAATCATATTTGTATGTTATAGGTTGTATATCCTTACCATTGTTTTCCCATGTCTTACAACTAGCTATACTTTGTGTATTCTTGCTATACCACCATTGTGCATATTCAGCATTACTTTTTGATATATCACAACCATCAATACTTTCCCATTCAGCTAAGGTAGATAGATTTACTAAGTTTCTTCCACATCCACATCCGAAATCAAAGGCCCGCTTTCCTTTCCATCCTTCAGGATTAAATTTCACATCACCTAATAGGATTGCCCAATATTCAGGATCAGGGTTATGCATTTGATGATTATCGGGCACCATTAAGACGTGCTGTGATTCAAATGTATCTTTATAAGTTTTTAAGTATTGTTCTATCATATTCTATCTGCTTTTGGTGTTGTTATTACCTTACCTTCAGGTACTCTATACATTTCAGGATTTTCCAATTCTTTGTTTGTTACTATTTCAGTTTTAATGGAAGTTACATCTATGGTGTTTGCTCTTTCTAAAAGTATGTTTTGTAGTTTTAGATTGAGAGAGTTTCTTTGTTGTACCGTTGCCATCAATCCAGCTTTACATTCTTTTAGTTGTGATAGTAACTGTCCATTTGTTTGTTCTAAATGGTGGCAGTATTTAGCCATCTCCATAAAATCTTCTTTTGTAAGATTATCTAAATCTAATTGTTGATTATCCATATTATTATTTTAACGTACTCTGATTACATATTTTCCTTTGGCTGTAGCAACTTGCGATAATCTCATCATTGCTGCATATCGGGCTGCATCAATAAGGTGGTTGTTGAAATCCACAGGCTTATCCATCTGCCTACCAAATCTATCCGTTTCCCATTCGTATCCATAAAACTCATTTACTAAGTTTTGGCAGGTCTTTGGAATGTTTATTGTATAGTTTTGTAGGACCTGAATACCAAAGTTTATACTATCCTTTCCTTTTATTACCGGCCTTATATTGAATCCCATACGATATAGCTCTTCTATTAATCTGGGTTCTGCTGAATCAGCCCATATCTCCCAACGATTATCTCCGATTATTCCTCTTAATTTTTCAGCTATATCTGCCGTCACCAATCCCCTTTCATAGCAATTCTCAATGAAGTATATATCCCTATCCCTTTTAAATAGTGAAACAATTGCAGTGGGGTCTGATGAGTATCCAAAATCAATACCTAAACAAACAAACTCTGCACCTTCAGGCACCCAATCTATTACATTGAATCCGAATACTGCTTTATCATTTTGTACAAACTCACCTAATCCATATACCTTCCATGCTTTTGGATTATTTCTTTCCAACCCTTTGATAGCATCCACTAACTCTTTATTTAAGTAAGGATTGTTTTTGAATGTAGTAAAGTATTGTGTACTATTCTCCAAGCTCCTTATCCAATGGTGTGGACTTATAGTTGGATTTAGTGAAAGAATAATCGGGCCTGTTGTACGGATTTGTAATTGAAAGAATGATTCCTCATCTATTTCATTAGCTTCATCCAGCCATAGTATAGAAGATTTCAGGCCTCTCAATTTATCAGGATCATCAGTTGATACAAACTTTATTTCTGAATCAGTATAGAAGCGGTATATACGGTCTGATATATTGAAATCATTCTCGTTCCATATATCCATACTCTGCATTATATCTTTAAAATCTTTGACAAGGGTACGTTTCAAGCTTGGAATGGTTTTACGAACTATTGTCACATCTTCCTTTCCTTCCAAACACTTCACAATAATCCATTGTAGTATAGCGTAGGTCTTACCGCTTCTTGTGCCGCCATAGTGAATTGTTATTCTGCTTGGTGAATCATTTTGGTGCTGATATGTAACAGTAGTATTTACCTCAAGATTCATTATCTAAATTCTTTTG